TCCACCGGACACTGCTCCGGCCCAAATCACAGACAAGTCCGGGATCCCCGATGAAAGGGAGCGCAGAGGCCGAACTGTGGTCTGGGAGAATATCACCTTCTGAATGTTCAAGCCACCTAATGTTAAAATCTTAAGGGTGAATCTCAAGCCCATTCTTTCGCCTGACCAGGCGGAAAGGCTAAAGCCCGAGAGGGTTCTCCAGTCGTTGAAGAAGCTAATTCTCAAGAGGTTGCGGGCCAATATTCTCCAGGAAACCTTTTCGGACAAGGCTAAGAAGGCTTTGTCTGAGGGGATCGAGGCTAGACTGGGGCCCAAGAGTGTAACTGTGGAGGCCAAACATCCGGCCTTCCGTCCTTTAATTGAGGGGCAGAGGAAGGGGCAGATGCGGTGGCTGACCAAGGCTAGAGCCCCCATTCCAATTGTGACGGATGACGGGGAACTGATCTTCCGTTCAGCTACTCCTAAGTCAATGGCTAACGGGAGCTGGGTCCATCCTGGTAGGCCGAAGACGAAAGTCATTGATCGGGCCAGGAAAGAGGCTCGGAAGGAGATTCGGAAGCGAATCAAGTCAATGATTCGAGAGCAACTCAAAGCAGGATTCAGGGGACGATGAGTAACAAGAATCAAGGGGACATTACTGTAATTGGAAATGTCAGTGGAATTCATCTTTTGGAGGACATCAAGGTTGGGGTACCTTGCAATGTAGCAGTGAACATTCCGGTTGAAAAGGTGCTTAAGTCCAGAGACCTGCAGATAGCCCTCCAGAGAAAGTTTGTTCGTCGAGCCCCTAGAGAGGCAGGAGCTCCAGTGGTGAAAAAGGCTCAAAAGTTCGCAGTAGTTCCGTCAGCGCAGATTGAGAAGTCTGTGGCTTTGGAAGAAGAGAACCGGCGTCTCAGGTTGCAGTTGGTGGAGGCTAAGAGGCGTCTGCAGAAGAGGAGAGAGCAAGAGGAGAGCTTGCAGCAGAAAAAAGAGCGTGAGCTCGAGAGAGATAGGAGTGATGGGGTCCAGAAGCAATTGGATGAGATTACAGCTACTCTGAGAAGGTTGGAGAGTCGACCAGCCAGCAATACGGTGGTAATGGCTCCAGAAGCTTTCCAACAGGCAGCAGCCCCCCAAGCCCCTTCTAGAGTGGCCGATGACACGCCTGCCTTCATTCAGAGTATGGACGTCCAGCCGGATGATGTGAGTATAGAGCTTGAGAGTCGGTCAGGTGGGGATAAGGACATTTTGGGTGCGGCCAAGAAACTGAAGAGCCTTCGGGAAAAGAGGGGAAAATGACCGATTCTGAGCGAGTCTCTGGGATTCTAGCCCGGCCATATTCTAGAGTTTTGGTTCCGGATGAGACCGGAGGGTATTCTGCTAGGATGTTGGAATTCCCTGGATGCTTTGCTGAAGGGGAAACAGCTGATGAAGCCCTCCAAAATTTGGAGTCTGCCGCTGAAAGCTGGCTGCTAGCGTGTCTTGATCAGGGTTTTCCAATCCCTGAACCTGAGCTTTCTTTTGATGCCCCCGGGAAAGTGCAATGAAGAGTGCGTGTGAAGGACAGTGTTCTTGTGGTGGTACTTGCCACCATCATGGTGATGACAATAAGGTCTGGCAGGATCCCACTGACTACAGTGCAGTTCAGGACGGCCCTCCTTATCTGAAGCTCTCCAGCGTTCAGCGGAAAGAAATTGAGCCCCTTCTCAAGAAGGCCGCCTATTATGACACTCAGTCTTTGGGGCGAGCTCTTGAGGGCAGAGGTAGATCCCCTCTCACGATCCTTCTAGGTTTACTTCAGGCTCTATCTCATCTCCATCAGATTCACCACTGGAATACCATGGGGGACTACGGAGATCACCTCTTGTTCCAGCGGCTCTACGAACAGTCCCAGGACTTTATTGACCAGGTGGCCGAAAGGGCTGTTGGGTCAAAGTCTGTGGCGGCTATTGAGCCGGCGGTTCAGGGCCAGATCATTCACAGTATTCTTTTGGGTCTGTCCAAAAACGACGAGGAAGGCACGACCCTGAACTACGTTGAAAGCAGCCTTCAAGGAGAGCTCAACTGCTTACGACTGATCAAATCGGTTATCCAGGTGATGGAATCGGACAGCACCCTTTCCCCCGGAATTTCCAATCTTCTTGAGGGGTTGGCTGACCTGCATGAGACTTTCGTCTACCTTCTCCAACAGAGAACTCGGGTAGACGCCTATAACTACATGAGCTGAATTACCTTTCAAGACACACACACACAAAGAGGATGAAAAATGAGTAAGAAAACTGCTCCTAAGGGGCCATCCGATTATTTGCCCGGCGTAGGGCTCGATGTGGGAACAATGAATATCATTTCCTCTCGCCGCAGCGAGAGCGAAGGTCCGCAGCATACGCCGATTCGAGACGCATTTTTGGATTTGGACATGGCGGCCAAGCGATCCCTCAGGCTGTCCAAGGTGGACTATGTGCAGGAGGGAAACAACCTGGTAGTCGTTGGGGATAGCGCCCTGACCATGGCCAATCTCTTCCGTCGTGAGGCTCGCAGGCCTCTCCAACGGGGCGTCATTTCCGCCGGGGAGCTCGATGCTCAGCGCATCTTGAGTTTGCTGGTCAAGAAGGTTCTAGGGCCTCCAACTATTTCCAATGAGCACTGTTTTTACAGTGTACCTGCAGCTCCGTTGGATGACCCAGACCAGGATATCATTTATCACACGGAAGTTTTCCGGAAAATCATCCAGACTCATGGGTATACGCCGCATCCCACGAACGAGGCTTCGGCCATCGTATATAGCCAATGCGCCGAGGACAATTTCTCGGGTCTGGCTGTGAGTTTTGGTAGTGGTATGTGCAACATTGCTCTACTTTACCAGGCTAGCATTGCCATGAGCTTTTCGGTGGCTAGGGGTGGAGACTGGGTGGACAAGAGTGCTGCCAAGGCTACTGGCAAGACGGCCAGCCAAATTTGTGCCATCAAGGAGAAGGAAGCTGACCTTGGCCACCCCACTTCTCGGGAGCAAGAGGCTATTGGCTTTTATCTCTCGAATCTCATTGACTATTGTTTGGAAGCAATCATGTCTGAGTTCAAGAAGGTCTCGGGGAATGTTACTCTCCCTGACCCCATCCCCTTCGTGGTCAGTGGGGGCACGAGTTTGGCCACTGGGTTCATGGATGTATTCAAGGCCCAGTTTGAAAGTATCAAGAAGGACTTCCCTATTGATATTTCTGAGGTACGTCACGCCACTAATCCGTTGACTGCCGTATCGTCCGGTTTGCTGGTATTGGCTATGGAAGAGTATGAAGAGGAGGAGTAAGTTTTTGCAATGGAGGAGTATCAACCAAGGCCAAACTTGAGGGCAGAAACGGTTGATTAGACAAGGGAAGCTAGGCTTCCCAACTGAACCAACTGACCATGGCAGGTCGAGCAACATGAGGGATGCCACCCTAGTCTCTCTTCCCTTGGTTGGTCAGTGTCGAAGGGTTGTACACACTCCGCAAGGAGACTTACCGTTCCAATGTATGTCCCTGTAGTGGATAGTAACCAAATTCCTCTCACCGTCGGTGAAAACCAGATGGCAGTGGAAAATACGTATCGCTTGGTGGGTAACTAAGATGTTTCCTATTTTTCAATTCGTGGTGGAGGATATAAAGGCTAGGACCAAGGGCCAGAGGGGATGGGACCGGTCTTTCACTCCTTTGGAATTTGGGAAAAACTGGTTCTATAGGGAGCTCTCCAGGATCGCTCTAGTGGATCTTAAGCAAGGATGGGAGACCAAAGAACTTCGAGATCAGTTGGGGTTGAAGAAGACCTCAAGGAAGCTTGCTGAAGTCTTTGAGGCTCATTGCGTGGATTCCTGGGTTCTGGCCAACTGGTCAGTCGGAGGTCATACGAAGCCTGACAATACTAGTCTTCTCTGTGTTAGTCCTATTAGGCTACATAGGAGGCAGCTCCATGCTATGAAGCCTTCAAAAGGAGGGGACCGGAGGCCTTATGGGGGAACTCGGAGCCTAGGGTTCAAGAGAGGATCTCTGGTGACACATCGTAAGCGGGGTGTGGTTTATGTAGGTGGTACCAGTAACGATAGAATAAGTCTACACTCTGTGAAGACTGGAAAAAGATTGTGCCAGAATGCCAAGCCTGAAGATTGTAAGTTTCTATCTTATAGTAGTTGGAAGGTAGCCTGATGTACTACAACCTAACCGGTGTCCTGAAGAGACGCCTAATCCTAGAGCTTCAGGATAGTTTCGCCGATCACCCTCTCTACGAGAAGATAGTCCCCTACATCCAGAACAAGTTTGCTTTTTCAGAGCGGCCTCAAGCTGGTATTGTAGTAAAGGGTGCTTCGGGCAACAAGATTCAGCTGAGTGCTGATAATTACATGGGGACCCTCTCCTCCTATGTGATGCTGGCCCAGTTCGGGGCGCCAGCTAATCCTCTGGAGTGGGTCAGAGAAGACCTCAAGTGTGTTAGTGAGGGGGGTGGCATGCCCACCCCTCCTGGGGTCTATTTCCTGGAGATTTTGACGGCCCCTACTACCCCAGAGACTTCTGGGACCTTTGCTATGGATCCCCTTTTGACTGTGACGGGTGAGGCAGTTCTCTTGTTCCAGTCCGGCATCGAGAGGGAGGCCCAGTTACAGAATGTCCCAGTTTCCGGAACCCTTCGGCTCTGGGAGGGGCACCGCTATCTTATGAAGGAGGGTTACGACTACCAGGTGGATTATGAGACGGGGGCTATCACCTTCCTTGAGAGATTCTCTGGGGGGTCAGAGGTAACAGCCGATTATCGATACGCTGTCGCATCGGTAGGCCCCGTGGAGTTCTACTGGAATACCGCTGACTTCAACACTCTCCCGGGGGTAGTGCTGGCTTTCGGCAAACGGGCCAAGGTTGGGGATACCGTGGCTATAGTAGTCTACCAAGATAGGGTGGAAACCGCTAAGGTTTACGGCGGGAAGTGGGAGGGTTCCTTTGACACGGACGTGATCACTCGAGATACAGTTCAGACGGAGGAAATCGCGGACTTGATTTTCATGTACCTTTGGAGCCAGAAAAGGAGCAAACTTGCCTTTGAAGGTATTGAGATAGTCGATGTCTCCCAGGGCGGAGAGGCCGAGGACCTGTATGACGAGACGGGAGATCTGTACTTCTACACGAGTTCAATGTCAGTGCAACTTCAAGCGGACTGGGAAGTTCATATCCCACTCCCACTTACGATTAGCAGGGTTACCCCCAACACCCCGAGTGGCGATATCGACCCATCGGCCGCTTCTGGGATGGTGCTGGTGGGGAGCCAGCTATTCTACCGAACACAAGATTCAGATTCAGATTTCGAGAGGATAAAGTAAAGATGCCCAAGTATACTTTTTTGTGTGATTGCGGGGCCAAGTTCGTCAAGACCTTAAAGATTGGGGAGCACAAGACACATGTCTGCCCATCGTGTTCGGGAATGGCCAAGCAAGTGATGCCAAAGTTTGGCTTCAGTTTTGCGTTGGGGAAGGGACCCCCTGGAAATTCTGGGGTCAACAAGCATGATTATCCGACGGCTGACCAGACAGTTGGCCGGAGTGCTGATGCGCGATGGGAAGAGATACACGCTAGAGATGAGGTCAAGGACAAAGTTAGGAAGGTCACCGGAAATAGGGCTTTGAGACGTGAACATGGTCCGGACGGAAAGTACATTGAATATAGTGGTGCCGGTTCTGAGCTCATTAACCATCGAAAAAAGGTCGTTAAGTCGGTAGAGACTGCTGTGAAGAGCGGGAAGCTTTGAGCGGCGTCTTAGTATATGGGTACGCTTTTCTTTTTGTGCGCTTTTCAAGATAGAACCAGATTAGAGATTCAGATGTAGACCTCGTTCCCCAAGATGTGCACCTAACAACCTGAAATCACTGGAGAAAACGCCATGGCATTGGGCCCGTTTGTGACTTATGTTCCACCGGGAGTCTACTCTCGAACCCTTTCTGAAACTAACGCTGCCAATTTGGTGGCCGGTCTCCGAATCCCTGTCCTCGTGGGCGTGGGGCAAGAAGATCTGGACCAGACTGACTTTGAGTTGGTTCGTGGTTCTAGCGCAACTCTCGACCAGCAGATCGTGGCTGAGGATGTCAGCCAGAGGTTAGTGCTGGATGACACCAATCCGAGCAACCCTATTCTTGGGGCTGCTAATGGCATTGTGGCCAAGTTTCGGGTCAGGAATTATCCGATTGTGGATGGCCAGGGTTTCGGCCAAACAGCCAATAAGCCTTCATCTGTCAGCGTTACCGTGAATGGTGACCCAGTTGCGGTAGGATCCGTTGCAGGAGCGACTGGTTATGTGACGCTCCAGGTCCCCCCTCAGGTTGGGGACGACATTCGGATCACCTATTACTTCCACCGTGGCGATACTTCGTTCACGGATGATGTGTCCGACCAGATTACTGCAGGGACGGCCGCTCTGACGACTCCTGCGTACGGACCTTTCACGATTGTAGCTTCTACCACGGATACTCTCGTTCTGACGGTTGATGGGACTGAGAATACCATTGTTATGGCCGCCGGATCTTACTCGGCTTCGGCTCTCGATGCCCTCATCTCCGCTCAAAGCATTACTGGTCTGGCAGTGTCCGTTTTCACGGACAACCAGGGCAAGGAGCATCTCAAGTTTGAGGCTGCTCAGAGCTTGGTGGTCGGTAGTGGGAATGCCAATGGGGCCCTAGGGTTTACTTCGGGGACTTCCACTTCACGAAATACCCTGTTCCGTGTCTTCCAGCATCCAGTTGTGGACGGAACTGGTGGCGGTGTTACCACGACCGACCCTTCTAAGGTCACGGTTTTGGTTAACGGTTCCCAGGTGGTTGCCACGGCAGTGGATGGTACCAACGGTGTTGTGACTCTCCCTTCGGCTCCAGCTGCCGGCTCGACTGTCACCATCCAGTATTGGGCCAACACTTGGCAGGACACTTTTGATTACTTGCCCAATACCAGCGTCAGCAACGTCACTCGTTGTGGTTTTGCTCCTGGACGGTCGGACTATATCGAGAATACGGACTTCGTCATTTCGAATCCTAGCCTTGATGTCTCCATGGTTCACTGGGGCGCCAGCTATCAGGTAGCTTCTACCTCTCGGACTGCCGGTGCCACGTCATTTGACGACACCCAGATTCTTCCGACTCTGGTCGACGATCGCATGTACTTGGGAGAGGCCACTAGAGTGGTGGATACTACGGTGGTTCCTGCTCTTTTGAGCCCGAACTCGTTCACCCTGCCTGAGGTGCCCACGACCGGTAACGGCCGAGACACCCCGCTTGGAAGTACCCTGTACAATTCTGTGTCCAATGACCGTATTGGGTTGAGCACGGACCGACCTGACCTGGTTGTTGTCTATACGGGCCGGACCCTGCAGGATGCCCTCGGTCGCAACCCCGCTACCGTTATTTCGGTGGACGCCGATACCCGCGTGGTCACCCTCAAGGACGAGGTTCCTCCGGACTACAACGCCTACTGCACCTTCTGGTACAGCCGGCTTACCGATGACACCTACATCTTGACTAACAAGGTAGCCGGTGGCTTCGGGACCGGGCAGTACGAGGTTTACTCGGTTCTCAATCAGGACAACCTATACCAGGTTCGCTTCGGTACTCGATCTGGGTCCCAGGCCATACAGTGGCCTCGGGGCGTAGAAAATGTGCCTGATGCCTTCCATACTGGTGATGGAACCGCGGTGGCAGAGACTGTTACTGTAACGTTCTCGACGGAGGCTGCCACTAACGCTGCTTACACCAACGAAGGAGCCGCTCCATACGACTTCTATGCGACCTACAGTGCTTCGTGGGTCACCCTTTTGGATGGCTCGACCTACACCACTAACCTTGCCTCAGCAGCATCAGCCTACATGGTGGGTGCTCATGTGGCGGCTCCGTCGGACGTAGTCACCATTACAACGGGGGTCAATGATTCCTTTAAGATTACCATTGATGGCACCGACTTCGATGTTACTCTGGTGGACGGAAACCGTACTCCTGCCCAGATTTGCTCGGATATCAACCTTGCTGCTACCTCGATCACTGGTGCAGTGTCCGCTACTGGGACGTTGACCTTTACCGGAAATGCATTGAATGGTGAAATCGTCACTATCGGAACGAAGGTTTACACCTTTGAGACGATTTTGACGGATGTTGACGGCCATGTATTGATCGGTGGTACGGCTTCTGACTCTCTGGACAACCTGATTGCAGCCATTACCCTGGGTGCTGGTGCTGGTACGACTTACGCCACTTCCACTACTGAGCATACCTTGGTGACGGCCGTGGCTGGTGCCGGGGATACCATGGATGTTACGGCCAAGGTGGCCGGTACAGCCGGGAACTCGATTGCTTCCACGACCAACGTAACAGGTGCTAGCTGGGCGGCTGGCACCCTTTTGGGCGGTGTGGACGGGACTCCGATTGCTCAGTACGTCCAGATTGGCGGATCAACCGGAGATGTGATCTTCATTCTCAATAGCCTGGTCTCCCCATCGAGTCTTCCGGATGGCTTTGACCAGGAATCCTCGGTTGCCATCCGTCAGGGAACCGCTGAATCTACCCTTGGATTCACGGCTCTCGAGACAGTCTACGGATCTCCGACGGCCCTCAATAAGCCGGCTACGATCCTTGGCACGTCTACTGGACCGTTCGCCATTACAACTGGAGTTAACGACGAGCTCAACTTCCAGGTGGATGGGGTCGACTACTCAGTAACCTTGACCACAAATCTTCCTACTCCCACCACGGCGGATGTCAAGGCTGATATTAACGCGGTCGTAGCTTCGGTCGCTTCTGTGGGAACGGGGGATAACCTTAACAAGCTTCGGTTGACTAGTACTACTATTGACCCCTCGTCCAGTGTGGTAATCCTTACTGGGACTGCTAATACTGCTCTGGGTCTCACCACTGGAGACTCGGCAAGCATGACCCAGGTGAGTGCTCAGGATGTAGTCAATGCGTTGCTCAGTACCTCCAGCTTCACTACCGAGGGTATAGCCTACCCAACTACTATCCAGAGTGCTGACTACGTCACCATCGAGTCCTTGACTACTGGTACAGGTTCGTCAGTTGCCTTTGGAGCAGCAGGAACGGCTTTCAATACCACAGCGGGTACTGAAATTGTGGCTGGTACGAGTGGTGATGTGGGGGAGGCTGCCCATGATATGTTCACGGTAACCTCCTCGGATTTCACGAACGGATCAGGGGGTACTGGAACACCTGGTCAAACCTACACAGATGCTAAGACGGGCCTCCGGTTCACGGTTCTACCAAGCGCAAGTTCGACCTACAGTGCTGGAAGCTTCACTCTACTGGTTACTAAGCGATGGCACGTCAACCCTGCGGTACCGTCCCTCCAGCTTGGTGGCCTAGAGCTCATCGTGACCGACACGGTGGGAGTAGGAGTGGATGACACCGCCACTGTCCAGGTATTCAACCCTGGTGGTCAGGAGCCTGCAGTAGGTGACTACTACTACATTACGTATCAGTACACAAAGCAGGACTTTTCTACCCGCTTGTACCAACAGCTGAAGACAATCGAAGCCAACTTCGGTTCTATCAGCAGTGAAAATCGCGTCTCTCTGGCAGCCTATCTGGCCATCCAAAATGGTGCGGTCCTCGTGGGTATCAAGCAGGTACTGAAGGCGCCCAACACTAACCAGGCGACTGCTCAGTCCTTCATAACGGCCATTCAGGAATTGGGCACTCCTCTACCTGGTAACATCCGGCCGGACATTATATGCCCGCTTTCGACGGACACCACGGTCTATACCTACTTGCTCCAACACTGTGAGGTGATGAGCAACATCCGCAACCAGAGTGAGCGCATGGGCTTCATTGGCTTTGCCAGTGGGACCAGTCCCACTTCGGCTCAGGCGGTTGCTCGAGGTCTTCTCTCCAATCGTATCGTAGCTGTTTACCCGGATTCGGCGGTCGTGACCTTGACCAACGAGCTCGGAGAGTCCTTCGAGGTGCTAGTGGACGGGACCTTCTTGGCTGCTGCCCTGGTTGGTGCGGTGGTCAGCCCTGCAGTCGACGTGGCCACCCCCTATACTCGTAGGCGGGTCAACGGGTTCACCAGACTCGTCCGAGTTCTGGACCCTGTCGAGGCCAACCAGACAGCGGTGGCGGGGATCTCGGTTCTGGAAGATCTGGATCCGATCATCCGAATACGCCAAGGCTTGACGACCGACATGAGTACGGTGATGACACGTCTGCCCACGGTGACCCAGATTTCTGACTTCGTGCAGCAGCAGAGCCGGGTGGTTTTGGATGCCTTCGTGGGCACCAAGTTCCTGGCTACTCGGGTCAACGAGGTAGAGGTTAGCTTGTCCAACCTCTTCAAATCCCTCGTCCAGGCTGAGATTGTGGGTGCCTACACTGGAATCAGTGCTGACGTGGATGACACCGACCCCACAATAATGCGTGTGGAAAGCTTTTACGCACCTATCTTCCCGTTACTATATTTGGTCTTGACGTTCAATCTTCGAGCCCAGGTATAAGGTCCTTCCTAGAGGAGACCCATGGTGGTGTATAGTGATCACCATGGGTCCTCGGGATCGCACTCTACGAATGAGGGAGGAGGGTGCCATCAATTTTGGGGGTAGGACTAAAGGGGTGCCAAAGAAAAAGACGTTCGTTGAGACCCACTGCGATAAATGTGGAATTTCCTTAGAGCTAACCAAGGGGCAGTTAGCCAAGTTTAAGGAAGTTTTGTGCCCTGCTTGTCGGGGAAAGGATACCAAGTGTCCTGTTTGTGGGCTATTGTGCAAGGGCAAAAAGGGCCTATCCAACCATCTTCTTAGGTGGGCTAAGGACGCTGAACACCAGACCTATGTTCAAAACTTTGATGAATGGGAAGGACAGGTTGAGGGACAGGATTACGTGGTGTGTCAAGTATGCGGAGCTCGTGGGAAGGGCCTCACCGGTCATATTAGGACCCATGGCCTTACTGCAGAGACCTACTACGAGCTTTACCCGGGCCACCGACTTCGGTCAACGAGTTGTGAAAATCATCAAAAAGAGGCTGCCAAGAGAGCTCAACCTGCTAAGTCGACAGCAGGGAGGAAGAAAATCATAGTTTGCCCCGACTGTGGAGAATCCCGAGAGGTGGGTTGGAGCTTTGCCCCTTCGACACACAATCCTAGGTGCCTTCGATGCCGAGAATCGGCTAAATGGGAGGGGAAAGAGGAGGGGACTGACTATGTGGTGTGTATCTTGTGCGGCCATAGGGCCGAGAATCTGACCAGCCACATACAGAACAGGCATCCTGAGTTGGTCGGGAGTTACCCTGGTCGAGTAGTGGCTCTCTGCTCCGCTGTTCGAGACAAAACTGCACTCAAAGATAAGACATTGTCCGAAGAGACCAAAGCTAAAATGGCTGCCAATGCCGGCCGGTGGAACAAAGGACTAACGAAGGAAACGGACTCTCGATTGGCTCAATTGTCAGAGAGCTGCAAAGGGAGACCTTCTTGGTCGAAGGGTTTGACCAAAGAGAAGCATCCCAGTTTGCTGAACACTTCAGAGAAATTGAAGACCTGGGTGGGTCCTAAGAGGACTTGGTCCAATGGCCTAAAAGTCACTTTGACTGAGGAACAGCTGGAACCATTTAAGCTAAAGAACGGCAAGGTTTCTGTGGGCAAAGCAATGGCTGCTTTGGGGCATCCTTTTGTGACCATTCGTAGTGAATGTGATAGGCTAGGTTTACTCACATCTCATACTAATGTGGCTGAGCACTTCGTTTTAGAACTGCTGGCCGGTATACTAGGGGAATCATACATTTCGGAGTGGAGTTCCCCTGACTTTGTGAATCCTGAAACCGGCCGAAGATTCAGATATGATGGGTTTTTTGTCGAGCATCAACTTCTGGTGGAATTTCATGGTCGCCAGCATCTGGAGCCTATTGGGTTCTATGGTGGGGAACGTAGCTTCAAGAGTACGCAGAAGTATGACAAGATCAAGGCTCACTTGGTGAAAAATCATCCTACGCTAAGTCTTTTTGTGGTATATGAGACGGAGCCCTATCGAGATGTGAACTACTTGAGGCATCGTTTAGAACAAGACGGATACCTAACTCTTTGATTGTTCAGCGGTAACAGGATGGCAAGTTCAAGCTTAAAAGTCGTAACAGCTGAAACGGAAGAGGAAATCGGCGAATTTGTGGTAGCCGAGTACATCGTCTTCCTCTTGGCAATGGACACCTACATCCGATACGTCGAGGAAGAGACGGGGGAGGAAGACCCCACCGACGACGTTATTAGTCAGGGGCTCAGGCTTCTGAAGATAGCTGAACCCAGGGCTGAGGCCATGATGGGTTTCCTTCAGGAGCACCTGCCCTCGGAAACCCATAAAAAAATGGCCAAGAGGGCCTTTTTGCGTAGGGTCTCTCAGGTCAGTGGGATTGGGGATAGGTCTCTAAAGCTCCGGACCTTGCTTCGGAACACGGCCACTATGAGAGCGGTGTTCGAGAAAAACAAGACTATCAAGATGGTGCGGGAAGCTGTATCTTCTTCGATGCTGGATGACGCGGATGCTGCTCTCGACCGATTCGTGGCTATCCCCATGAAGAACATGAGGTTCCGGTCTTGGATCAAGAAGGCTGCCGATACGGCTGGTTCGGGTGAACCCCCCAAGACGATAACAGAGTCGGCTTCCGATGCAGTTGAAGAGGAGACTTCTCAGACTCTGCTCAAGGCTCAGGTCGAGGAGCTTGCTGCTCCAGGCGCAGAGGGCTTTCAGCAAGCCCAGGCAGTACGTAAGGAGCAACTCCAGAAAGTTGAAGAGGGGGCCTCTGAGGCGGCTAAGGAGGCCATCAAGGCCAAGGGTGAGGAGGATGCTCCCCCCAAGAAGTCTGAGGTAATCGGGACAGTTGCGGCGGCAGTGGAAAAGGCTCTGAGTGACCCTTCTCGCCCTCAGAACATTCCGGAACCTCTCCGTCGACTGGATGACGAGCAGCGATCCGCTGCTTTGACCGATGGTAAGGTTCTTGTATCAGCGGGTGCCGGATCGGGGAAGTCAACAACCTTGATTGCTCGGGTAAATTACTTGATCAGAGACCGCCGGGTAGATCCGAGTCGAATTCTGGTCACATCTTTCAACAAGAAAGCGGCTAGTGAGCTCAAGGAAAAGATTGGTAAGTCTGCCGGTGCGGAGGCTCTGCAACAGATGAGTGTGGGTACCATGCACTCATTGTTCAAGAGATTCATCAAGGACTATGGTACAACCGAGGAGAAGGTTGCAGTAGGGGCAGCTGGAAAAGGAGCTCCCAACGGTCTAGTTAACAAAGGCAACATCGTAGCTTCTGCAGTCCAGAGAATTTGGGAGGAATGCTTTAGTAAGACAGACCGGCCAGTGCCCAAGCTGAAGAATATGATGCTCCAAAAGACTCAGTGGGCTGGAAATAATGTGACCCCGGCGATGGCTCGAGCTCAAGCTACTCCAGAAGACCTGGATGCTGCTCAATGGTACGAGATATACGAGGGCCTTAAGGGGTCTATCCCTGGATGGAAGCCTCCGTGTGGTGAGACTTTTGCCTACAATTCCTTCATGGGTAAGGTCAGGAAAGGAATTCGGCGTCTGGGTGACTTTGACGATATGCTAAAAATCTTCCACGACCTGATGGCTAACAACCCTGCTGTAAAAGCTCAGTTTCACAAGGCTTTTGACCACATTTTGATTGATGAGTGCCAGGACTTGAATCAGGTTCAGCATGGTGTCTTTGAGATGATGACCGAGCATATCACGGATGGCTCGGATGGTAAGTCCTTGTGGATGGTTGGGGACGAGAAACAATCGATTTATTCGTTTCGCGGAGCCCGGCCGGATCTGTTCACAGATCTTTATGATGAGGAAGGTTGGACTACACGCACAATTCGTACCAACTATCGTTGTCAGCCGGAGATTGTGGAGGCAGCCAATCGATTGATTGGTCACAATCCTGGGCAGTCTCAGTTGTCTCTCCCGAGTCCCACTAAGGCACGTGGTACAGCCAGTATTGAAGTTTTCTCCCCAGAGGACGAGGTGACTTCCGCTCTGACTGTAGTGGAGGGCATCAAATCGGATATAGAGGCAGGAGAAGCTGTTACTGACCACGCCATTCTGTTCCGGACGAACAAGGAGATGCACGCCTACGAGACGGCCTGTATCATTCGAGGGGTTCCCTATGCCCGAAAAGGGGCTTCGAGCTTCTTGGGGTCTCCGGAGACCACCGCTTTTTTGAGTTACGTTCAGTTGGCTACTGGCACGGATTTTTCCAAGATGCAGAAATCCTTGGGGATGGTATTAAACAACCCCAATCGGTTTTTCATTGATCCGAAGAAAGGTCCAGTGGCAGTGCAAATGGCTTTCGAGTCGTATGCTAGGTTCACTCGTCAAGATATCAAGAGTATCAATCCAGTTGTAGCCTTGCAGGATGAGGATTTCGCCGAGCTTTTAGTCTCTAAGATCTTGGGGTACAGTAGGGGACAGTCTCTAGACAATAAAGCAGCCTTTAAATTCAATAAGGCTGTTGAATTGGTGCAAGATCTGGCCGACTCTCTGGCCGACATGCAAGCCAGTGCTTCTGATCCAGGCTACACAACTCAAGACCTCTTCGATTCCATTCTCAACGTGAAAGGGATCAAGCTAAGCACCGGTCCTAATGGGAAGCTAGTTAGGATTGAGCAGAGTTTTCGGGAATCTCTTCAGGTGGGTGTCCGGGACTTCTCTTCTGATGATGATGACACCAAAGACGAAGATGAGGGGGATGACGATGAGGGGTTGGGGAATGTCTCATTTTTGTTCAAGTTGGCTGAAACTGACCCCACGGATTCTGGGGACCTCGAGAATCCTCCGAGTACTCCTTTTGGCTTTAAAGCTAAAATGGAGAGGTATGCCTCTAGAGTACGAGATCTTCGTACGGATACTGATAAGTGGGAGAGAGCGCAAGCTGACCTGCCTCCAGATCAGCGGCAGCCACCTCCTGGGGTCTATCTAGGAACTTGTCACTCGACCAAAGGGGCACAGTGGAAGAATTGCTTCGTTCAAATGCCAAACGGGAAGTTTCCACTGATTCCCCCTCCGAAGCCTGGGGAACCTCCTCCTGATCCTGACAAATTGGAGAAGGATTTGCAGATTGAGCGAAGACTGGCATACGTTGCTCTCACTAGAGCTGTTCAGAATTTGACTATTCTGTGCCCCAAGGTAGTTGGAGGTAGGGCTGCAGGGGTAAGCCCGTTCGTCGATGAGGCCGGGCTAGTGACTGGTCAGAATGTAACTAAAGCCCCTGAAGCCCCTGAACCCATTGAGAAGACGGCAAGATGGGCCGAGGATTTTTGAGGGTATTATGGCTGCACAGTTCACGGAAATTTCTCTCGAGGACATGGAACGCTTCTTGAAGCGTGGCTTTAGGTCTATGAGACCAAAGAAGGGTGAGGTCCGGGGGGAGATCTACTACGATCTGTCCTTGAGTCCCAATGTGGCCGTTAGAATTTGGACTTCGGTGAAGCCTCATTCCGGAATGGGAGCAGATGTGGGCCAGGATGCCATTCGTGTCCAACTTTGGGGGGTCAAGAGCCGTCGACCTCTGAAGAAGGGGAAGTCTCCTATCGTCAAGAGGACCCAAAATTGGAGGAACTCTCTCCAGGGTCGGATTGAGGACCTCATCGAGGAGTACGAAGACAAGGACGAGTATTGGGAGGGGGCAGGTGGTCGAGAGCCTGAAGAGAGGAAGTCCCCGGGATCTGCTGCCCCCGGACCCACGGAAAAGCAAGTTCGTTATGTTATGTTCCTCCTAAGCGGGGTCGATGATATGGCTTGGGAAG